GGTGAGTGGTACGATGCTAGTTACCACGGTTTATTAGTACATAGAGATTATGAAGCTAAAACAACTAAAGTTAAAGTGCTAAAAGTTAAGTTTCAAAACTTAGGTGAAAACGGCGCTGAGTCTCATTTTACGTGGGAACCTAAATCAGGTAGTTTTGTACCATACGTTGATGCTGTAGCAGAGACAGAGCCAATGCCCTGGGAATAATGGGTTGGAAAAAGTTTAATAAAGCACCAACTAGAAAACCACCAGATTATTCGTGGAGTCCTGAAGAAATGAAAATGATTAGTTATGTAATAAAAAAAGGAATAAAAATAGCTATGTCACCAGACTGGAAACATCCATCTTATTATTGGCAAATAGATATTAAGGTTAGAAACAGTAAATGGCATACAGACCCTAAACGTTACGGTGATCATGAAGTTTATGAAAGTTTAATTAAATATTATAAATACTATTATGACAAATACAATAAAACAAATAAATAACAACACAATACAATTAACATATTACCCGGGAACAAATAAAGAATTTAAAACCGTGTATTATAAAGTCGTACCTGGTGTAAGTGAATTTACTATAAAAGACTTAACTTATTATATTAAATATAAAGGAGAATACTATGCATAAATTTAGAACAGCAAATGATGCTTATGAATATCTACATGATAGAATAATACAAGATGGCGTAGACTTTGCAGGCACTAAAGCTCTGTTTAATGTCGGCGTGTATATTACAGACTCACAAGACAACAAGATAATAAACAGAGAACGTAACTGGAAAGAAGATTATGCTGAAGCTGAATGGCAGTGGTATTTGTCTGGTGATAACAATATTGAAAAGCTAGGTGAAATATATGGTAAAGTTCCTGAAATATGGAAACGTATGGCTGATGACCACGGTTATGTTAACTCTAATTATGGCCAACAATGGCAAAGAACCTGTTGGAATAATATCAGTCAAATAGATTATGTTATTGACAAGCTTAAAAACAACAAAGAAACTAGGCAAGCTGCAATATCTATATACGACTGTAAAGAGCACCCTAAGTACGAAAGAGATACGCCTTGTACTTACGCTATTCAGTTTACAATACTACATGGTAGACTTGATATGTGTGTAACAATGCGTAGCAACGATTTGTGGTATGGTTTTTGTAACGACCAATACTGTTTCTCTAAGCTGCAAAAGATGGTCTCTGATGAATTAAATATTGAACCAGGTATATATTATCATTTCGCGCATAATATGCATCTATATAATGACAAAATATGACAGATAAAATGTATTACTTATACCATATCCCGGGTAAGAAAATAGGGGTAACGACAGATCTTGAAGAAAGAGTTGAACATCAACAAGGTTATAATAAAGATGAATATCAAGTTATAATGTCTACTACAGATATTGATTTGGTATCACAAAGAGAAGTAGCTTTACAAAAAGCCTTGGGTTATAGAGTTGATAGAAAACTTTACAAAGATTTATATAAACCAGTAAACCAAATAAGAATAAATAATATGAGAATAAATGTAACAGAAATGACTACGACATTCCCTTGTCCAGTCAATAAACTAAAAGGGCAACTTATGGACCAAATAGGTATGCAATGGGAAACGGACAGTGGTCCAGTTGGAATTACTAAAAAATCTATTGATTGGATAATGGATAACGTTAAATCATCTCAATTTACAAACGACAGATGCTACGTATATAATAAAGCCTTTGCTAGATGGTTTGATAATCACGATGTTTATGGTCATCACGAACTAGATAATGCTAAGCAAATGAATAAAGTTGAACAAAAAAGAAATGGTACATTAACTGGTGGTCTAGCACCTACAGGTATTAGACAACAAAAGTACTGTGATGAAAGTTGTTCAGAAGTTAGTATGTTTGAATTAATTAGAGAGTGGGCTGATAAAAGAGGTCTGTATGACAAAGGCGATCCTAAAACTCAAGCATTAAAACTTGTTGAAGAGGTTGGTGAAACTTGTAGAGCTATATTAAAAGGTAACGATATGGAAGCAATTGACGGTATTGGTGATTGTGTTGTTGTGCTGACTAACTTAGCTGAATTACTAGGTGAATCAATAGAAGGTTGCATCGAACAAGCTTACTTTGAGATTAAAGATAGAACTGGTAAAATGGAAAACGGAACATTTAAAAAAGATTAATTATGTCAAGTAGAGAAATATATGATGCTAAAAATGGTATCACATCAAGAAAAGAATATGGATTTAGAGACCCTGTAGTTAGAACTGTAGTTGATAAATTTGTGAAACGTTCAGATGTTGGTTATGCTAAATACGGTTCAACGTTAGATGATGAACGTAGATTTAAAATGAAAGGTCTTCAAAAGTATTTAAACGATATACAAGAAGAGCTTATGGACGCTGTGCTATACATACAAGCCGCACGTGATGAGCTACAAGATTTATCTGAAGAAGCTTTAATTGACAAGATTAAATACGATGAAGAAGAAATTTAAACGTAAGCGTGGTCCTGTCAGAAGTAAG